GCCCGATTGGATGCAAGAAAAACTAGCGGTACTTACAATGATGAGTGCGGAAACACCAACCGAAATAGTGGAAGGTATAGGGAGACGTATAGATAAAGACAGGTACTGGGTGTTTTGTTAGTGTGGCACTAACAAAGGGGTTACGACCCCCACCACAAATTGATGCCAGTTATTACGAGGAGGACAAAATGGCAATGACACCAGAAGCAAAAGTAAAAAAGAAAGTAGTAGCAATACTGAAAGAAGCAGGTGCCTACTTCTTCTATCCTGTGACAGGGGGGTATGGGCGCAGTGGTGTGCCTGATATCATAGCTTGTTACATGGGAGTATTCATGGGTATCGAGTGTAAGGCAGGTAACAATAAACCCACACCTTTACAACAAGTGAACCTTGACCAGATTGCAAGGGCAGGGGGCATGTCTAGAGTTATTAATGAGGATAATATTGATGATGTAACTGCTATGCTTCAGATAGCGGAGAGGCAAGTGGGGGTGCATAAAAGGGATGCTGTTGAACGTAACGGCGTATACTACAAATGGATCGAAGGATATTGGAAAGAGGATGTTTAAATTATTTTATACTTTGTTAGTTATTGAATACGTTGTTGAAGATCAAGATGTAGCAACAAGCGTAATATTCCCAAGCGAGTACGCATGTTACGAAGCCATGGGCAATGGAGTGATGGATGATCTGTACGACATACTTGCAGACACGTATGGCAAAGAGATCATGATGTACTGTAAGAAGACACCCTTTGTGTCAGGAGTGCGTAAACCAGATGTCAAACCAAGGTTAAGACCGAATGGGTGATGAACAGTTAAGTCCCGCACAAAAGTTTGAATATCGTTTCTTAAAACAGCAAGTCGATAGGCTAGAAGAAGAACGGTACCGCTATGATGCACGGCATAACATAGAACAAGACTTATGGAGAGCGCGAGAAGAGTTGAAATCGTTTGTCTCTAAGTTAAGGAACAATGGTGTAAAAATATGAAAACATTGAAGGAGTATGAAGAATTAGAAATGTGGTGTCGCACTGCGTTAGCAATGGCACCGAAGTGGTCACCTTACAAGGTGCTTTGGAAATTTGGTATTTGGTATGCAGAAAGGAAGCAGCGTGGAAGATGACCCAAAACTGATTAACGTAAGTAGGCACGTTAAGAAGTTAGAACGTGAGGTAGATGATATAATCTGGGATCACGGAGTACATGATGAACGCCTACCCATGCTATATGACGATTTAAAACACTTCAAAAATTTAGAACAACAGGGTATTCTGTACGAACCCAAATTTTAAAGGAGAAGTTTATGAAGCGTTGGACTAGCGCAGAAAGAGAATGGCAGGGATACAAACGCAAGATGGCAATTAACAAAAACAAAATATCACTTGCGCCCATGCCTTGGAACAAAGGAGAACATGATGAAAAAAGAAGAAAAGGTGTGGACGTATCTGTTAGCAAACCGCAAGGCACAGCTACAAGACGTAGCGGACGCATGTGATGTTAGTTTAGAATACGTTTGTAGTCTTGTAGATCGTATAGGCTCACCCAATTGGAGAAACGAAATACCCATGCTGCCACAAGTTTGGGATCGTGCAAAGGTATTGGATACAGCCAAAGGTTACGTCACAAAAGACCGTGCATCAGATCACGGTGATATGGAAGCGAACTTTGTTCGTATAGCTGCGTTGTGGAACGCGCACTTGGGGCTGATAGATTTTATCAAACCACATGATGTGCCTGTGCTTATGACATTGCTAAAAGTTGCAAGGATAGGATCAAACCCGAAGCATATGGACAACTGGGTAGACGCCTGTGGGTATATGGCTTGTGGTGGCGAGTTAGCAAGCAAGCTCACGGAGGAAGACGATGACTGATGAGCTAAAGGATATGCTTTTAGAGTATTTGAAAGACATGACAAATCGCGGTGATTATAAAGCAAAAATTTTATTGCGTTTGTTGAAAGATGAGTTTTGGGAGGAAGGCTGATGGATCTTATCACGTTAGATTTTGAGACATATTATTCGCGTGAATACAGTCTTTCCAAAATGACAACCGAAGAATATGTGCGCGACCCACGCTTTGAAGTTATAGGCGTGGGTGTCAAAGTAAACAGCGCCGAAACCGAGTGGGCTAGTGGCACACACAAACAGATAGAAGACTATCTTCATGGGTTTAACTGGGCTGATAGTTTGGTGTTAGCACACAATACTATGTTTGATGGTGCGATACTATCTTGGCGGTTTGATATACACCCAAAAGCGTTAGCCGATACGATGCACATGGCGAGAGCCTTGCATGGTGTGGAAACGTCTGCTGCACTCAAAGCCGTTGCACAGCGGTATGACGTAGGTACAAAAGGCACTGAGGTCGTACGTGCCATGGGTAAGCAACGAAAAGACTTCTCTCCTGATGAGTTGTCAACATATGGCGACTATTGTGTTAACGATGTTGATCTAACCTATAGACTGTTTAATATCATGGCGCGTAAGTTTCCGCGTAAGGAGCTAAAGTTAATTGATCTTACATTGCGCATGTTCACCGAGCCGACATTAGAGTTGAACGATGATCTGTTGAATAAACACATTGAAAACGTCAAAGAACGAAAAGCGCAGTTGATGGTCGAAGCAGGTATTGAAGACAGAAAAGACTTGATGTCTAACCAGAAGTTTGCTGACCTGTTAACAAGTCTAGATGTTATACCACCAACAAAGATTAGTCCCACCACTGAGAAAGAAACCTATGCCTTTGCGAAAAGCGATGAAGAGTTCAAAGCGTTACTTGAGCATGATAATGATAAGGTTCAAGCCTTAGTCGCTGCACGTCTGGGTACCAAAAGCACCTTAGAGGAAACACGCACTAAGAGGTTTATAGATATAGCGTCACGTGGAAAACTACCGGTACCTGTTAGATACTACGCGGCACACACAGGGCGATGGGGCGGTGACGATAAGATAAACCTGCAAAATCTACCAAGCCGAGGACCAAATGCTAAAGCGTTGAAGAGCGCAATCATAGCACCCGAAGGTCATACGGTTATAGAAGCTGACTCCGCGCAGATCGAAGCGCGTGTACTGGCGTGGCTTGCAGAACAAGATGATCTCGTTAGTGCGTTCACTAACAAAGAGGATGTGTACAAAAAGATGGCGTCCACTATCTACGGCGTTGCAGTAGAAGACGTTACCAAGGATCAACGGTTTGTTGGTAAGACTACGATACTTGGCGCAGGTTATGGTATGGGGGCAATCAAGTTCCAAGCGCAGCTAAAGTCTTTTGGGTTTGACATGGAGTTGAACGAAGCAAGGCGTGTTATAAACATATACCGAGATGCTAATTGGAAGATAAGTCAACTGTGGCGTAACTGTCAAAATATGTTACGTTACATGGTTCAAGGGGATAAGCTGCTAGTGGGTCGGCCTGGAGTCTTGGACATAGACCCCACAGGTAAAGCTGTTATACTGCCTTCTGGGTTGCCTATGTTTTATCATGATCTATTCATGCAAGAAGAAGAAAAAGGACCACAGTATTATTACAAAGTACGCGCAGGAGCAAAGAAGATTTACGGTGGGAAAGTCGTAGAGAATGTTTGTCAAGCTATCGCACGATGTATTATAGGTGACCAGATGTTACGGATTGCCAAAAGATACAAAGTGGTGTTAACTGTACACGACTCAATCGTATGCTGTGTACCCGATGCCGAAACCGCTGACGCTAAAGCATATGTTGAAGAATCAATGCGATGGGTGCCTGAGTGGGCGGAAGGGTTACCAATCGACTGTGAAGCAGGTACCGCCAAATCTTATGGAGAATGTGAGTGAACGCAGCCCCTTGGTCGTATAGCAAACTCAAAGGTTTCGAAACGTGTCCGAAACAGTTTTATCATGTTAACGTGTTAAAGGAGTACCCCTTCGAAGAGACCGATGCAATTCGTTATGGAAGCGCCTTTCACAAAGCAGCCGAGGATTACATTGGCAACGGTGATCCTATCCCTGCGAAATTTTCTTTCGCGCAGAAAATGCTCGACAGCCTCAACGACAAGCGTGGTGTTAAGTTAACAGAGCGCAAGATGGGGCTGACTGAGAACCTAGAACCGTGCGGCTTTTACGATAAGAACGTGTGGTTTCGTGGTATAGCGGATCTTATCATAATGGACACACTTGGTGGCGCTGCGTGGGTGATTGACTACAAGACTGGTAAGTCGTCACGGTATGCGGACAAAGGGCAGCTAGAATTAATGGCACTAACCGTATTTGCACACTTCCCTGACATAAATAAAGTACGTGCGGGTTTATTGTTTGTAGTGGCAAATGACCTTGTCAAGGACAAATATACTATTTTTGATAAAGACAAATTATGGAAGAAATGGTTATCTAAACATGGTATAATGAAAGAAGCATTTAAGAATGATGTTTGGAACCCTAAACCTAGCGGACTGTGCAAGCGGCATTGCCCTGTTACTGAGTGTCCGCATAACGGAGCAAATTGATGCCATACAAAAATAAGCCACGACCATATAAAAAAGAATATGCGCAACAAAAGAAACGCGGAGAACATTCAGACCGTATGGAGCGTCAACGCGCTCGCCGTGCCATGGACAAAAAAGGCGTAGACAAGAACAAGAACGGCAAAGCCGATAAGCGAGAAGGCAAGGATATTGCCCACAAGAAACCGCTAAGTAAAGGTGGAACAAACAAAGACGGTGTGAAAATACAAAGCCGCAAGAAAAACAGAGCAGCAGGTGGAGCACTCAGCAAAGGTAAAAAACGTTAGTGCCACACTAACACGGAGTGAACATGAAAATATTTAATGATAAAGCGTTACTGCTGAAGTTACGCAATCCAAAACGTATCACTGAAACTATACCAAGGAGTAAAGAAGTAAGTGCAACCGAGGTTGCCGTGAGCTGGGGCGTAGAAGAAGTACACACTCTAAGAAGTCTTGGTGTGAAAGCTCCTTCACCTATTACAAAACGATACAAGTGGTCGGGGCGGTTTAAACCTATGGATCACCAACGCACAACTGCGGAGTTCCTGACACTTAATCGCAAGTCATTTTGCTTCAACGAACAAGGCACAGGCAAGACCGCATCTGCTATATGGGCGGCTGACTTCTTAATGAAACAAGGCCATATACGCAGAGCGTTAGTTATCTGTCCTCTATCTATTATGGATTCGGCTTGGCGAGCCGATCTATTTGAAGTAGCAATGCACCGCAAGGTTGATGTTGCCCATGGAAGTGCGGACAAACGCAAGAAGATAATTAACAGTGACGCTGAGTTTGTCATAATTAATTATGATGGAGTGGAGATTGTCGAGGAAGAAATCCGTAACGGTGGGTTTGATTTAATTGTTGTAGACGAAGCCACGCACTACAAGAACGCACAGAGTAAACGGTGGAAATGCCTAAACCGTCTAGTTACTGAGGATACTTGGCTATGGATGATGACAGGTACACCTGCTGCGCAGTCACCCCTTGACGCATACGGTTTAGCTAAACTTGTTAACCCCAAGTCTGTGCCACGGTTCTTTGGATCATTCCGCGATCAAGTCATGTTTAAAATATCGCAGTTTAAGTGGATACCGAAACCAACGGCTACCGAAACGGTATACAACGCGCTACAACCTGCCATACGGTACACTAAAGAGCAGTGTCTTGACCTTCCAGACATGACGTATGTTAAACGTGCTGTTGAGTTAACACGTCAACAGAAAAAGTATTACAAGGAGTTGAAGAACCGACTTGTGATGGAAGCGGCAGGTGAGGAAGTAACCGCGCACAACGCTGCCATATCTATGAACAAGCTGTTACAGATTAGTGCAGGTGCAGTCTACACCGACAAAGGTGACACACTAGAGTTTGATATCAAGCACAGATACAGTGTACTGAAAGAAGTCATCGACGAGAGCAGCCAGAAGGTTCTGGTGTTTGTACCTTTCAAGCATACGATTGATATATTGGTAGAGAAGCTACGCAAGGACGGAATAACTGCGGAAGTGATTCGCGGAGATGTACCTGCGGCGAAGCGAACAGACATATTCAAACGGTTTCAAAATGACCCCAACCCCAAGATATTGGTGATACAGCCGCAATCAGCAGCACATGGTGTGACTTTAACCGCAGCAAATACTGTTGTATGGTGGGGGCCAACTTCCTCTTTGGAGACGTATGCGCAAGCAAATGCACGTGTTCACAGGTCAGGACAAAGGCACCCATGCACGGTAATCCAACTACAAGGATCAGCCGTAGAAAAACACGTATACGCATTACTTGATAACAGAATAGACGTACACTCAAAAATTATAGATTTATACAAAGAAATACTTGACTAGCTCAATAGGTGCTGTTAGATGTTAACTCCCGATAAAGGAGAATAACATGAGCGATGCAAAAATCTCTATCGAAAAACTTACTGCCACATACATTAAAATAAGGGATAAACGCAGTGAGCTATCGAATAAATTTAAAGAACAAGATGACGAATTAAAGTCACAACAAGACAGAATCAAACGTGCGCTTCTTGAGCATTGTAAAGAACACAACGTCGAAAGTGTTCGCACTGCGGAAGGTTTATTCTATCGTACCGTTAAAAAGCGTTTTTGGACAAACGATTGGGAGTCCATGCACAAGTTTATTTTAGAACATTCAGTACCTGAGTTTTTGGATAAACGCCTTAATCAATCCAACGTAAAGCAATTTCTTGAAGAGAACCCTGACGTGTTACCACCGGGGCTGAACGTGGATTCTGAATATGCAATATCAGTGAGGAAAAAATGACTGAGAAGAAAAGTCCATTTGTGACAATAGAAAGTCTGGCACAATACTTTCATGTGTCGGTGTCTACCATCCGTGCGTGGGTGCGGCAGGGGCATATCCCCGAAACTACCTACATTAAACTTGGCAATACTTATAGGTTCAATCGTGACCAAGTAGCTGAAGCGTTAACAACCATGCAGAAAGAAGCAGAGTTGGACAGCGAGACAGTTAGTATAAGCGCCACAGGTGTAGTTGGATCTACAACAATAACAGCCAATAATGATAACGAGCAGCTAGAATTAAATTTTGACGCTGACGATGATGTGTAAAAGGAGAACACAATTATGAGCGACATTGATATCTTTAAGGGAAACAGTCTGGTAAACAGCGACCTTTTTAAATCTCTACAAAATACCATGGATAACCTATCAGGTGGCACTGGTGGCAGTGGTATGCGTAGAATTAGTTTGCGTGGTGGGCGTTTTCGTGAACTTGTTAAAGGAGAGCAGGTTAATGTAAACAATAGCGGATCACTTAATGTAGTTATTTTAGACGCTGCAAAAGTATCGCGTTCATACTACGAAGGACAGTATGATCCAGAAAACCCATCTGCACCGACTTGTTGGTCTGCGGATACACAACGTCCTGACCAAGCTGTACCAAACGAACAGCGACAGTCATCTACATGCGGCGAGTGCCCGATGAATGTTAGAGGGTCTGGACAAGGCGAAACACGTGCATGTCGATATGCCCAACGTATCGCTGTGGCTTTAGAAGGACAGTATGACAAGGTATACCAAGTTAACCTTGCGGCTATGTCTGTGTTTGGTCAGGCAAAAGATGGCAAGATGCCCATGCAAGCCTACGCTAATTATTTAAAAGCGCATAACGCACCGCCGCAAGCAGTGGTCACTGAGATGTACTTTGATGAAAACAGCGATGTGCCAAAGTTATTCTTCAAAGCTGCACGTCCATTGGACGAAGCTGAATTACAAGACGTGATTACTTTGCGTGACAACCCTGATGTTGAACGTGCAATTACGTTCACTGTTTCACAAAGCGATGGTGTGCAAGCTACAAATGGTGCCGCAAAAGAAGCATCTAAACCTAAGAAGTCAAACAATGTGCTTGATAAAAAAGCCGAAGAAGCACCTGTGAAAGAACCAAAAGTCAAAAAGAAAGAGGAAGCAAAGGCTTCCAACGATGATCTTAGTGATCTTGTCGAAGCGTGGGACGACGCAGACGAGTAATTTTGGAGCCGTGACTGTAACAGGTCACGGCATTTCTTTCATGGGCAAGAGCAATGCAAATAAAAACATTTATGCAAAGCGTGGTGCCTCACGAAGGATGGTACTGTGTATTTGCTGCCAATAAGGCAGGACAACGTAAACAAAAGTTTTACGACTCCATAGACCATGTGCTTGATGCAGCGCGTGACCTAGATGCAAACGGTTACGATGTGTATTATGCACTGGCTACTTTCGGTGAAGCGGGATCTCGCAAACAAGAAAACGCAATAAAATTACGTTCCTTTTTCATGGACTTGGATTGTGGTGAAGGTAAAGAATTTCCTACGCAACACGCCGCCATAAAGGAGCTACGTAGGTTTTGTAAAGCACTAGATTTACCTAAACCTATTACAGTTAACTCAGGGCGCGGAGTGCATGTATACTGGGCTTTGAGTGAAGATGTAACTCCTGATGAGTGGACACCCATAGCCGAGCGGCTCAAATTACTATGCGCACAGCATAAGTTTGACGCCGACCCTGCGGTGACTTCAGATGTTGCTAGGGTCTTACGTGTCCCGGGAACCCGGAACCACAAGAGTGATACACCTAAAGAAGTTACAGTGTTTGGAGTGGAACAAGTACAACCAGTAGATTTTGACGAGTTTTCAGAGTTGGTTGGTGGCGGTGTGATACCAGTTCCAAAGAAGTTTACCCCTACGAGTGGAAGCAATGCGGTTTTGGACGCGTTAATGAGCAACCGTGAATCTTATTTCAAAGACATAATGGTCAAGACAGGGAAGGGAGAAGGATGTGCGCAACTAGGGTACATTTACAAAAATCAATCTACCATGTCGGAGCCTATGTGGCGAGCAGGTTTGTCGATTGCGAAGCATTGCGCTGACGCAGACAAAGCCGCAGTGCGTATATCAGAAGGGCATCCTGAGTTTACACCTGATGATATGTTTGACAAGATGGATCGGATAAAGGGACCGTACCTCTGCACTACCTTTGATGAATATCGCCCAGATGTTTGTACCGAGTGCCCGCTGTGGGGAAAAATAAAGTCACCTATTTCTATTGGTAACCGCACAAAGGTGGCAACTGAAGACGATAATATTGTTGAGTTGTTTCCCTCTGAACCAGATGCGGAGCCAGAAATTTGCACTATACCAAAGTACCCACACCCATTTTTTCGCGGTGCAAACGGCGGTGTGTATATAGAAACCGAAGATGCAGAAGGAAACAGGAAAGACGAGTGTATATACCATAACGATTTATACGTTGTTAGACGTGTGCATGATGGAGATGAAGACGCTCTGGTGTTTCGTTTGCACTTGCCAAAAGACGGAATAAGAGAGTTTACTGTACCACAAACAGCAGTCACTTCTAAAGACGAATTTAGAAAAGTAATAGGCGCAAAAGGCGTAACTACATGGGGGCGAAAATTAGAAAGTCTAATGACGTATAGCATAAGATGGATAGAAGAGTTGCAGCACAATAGCGCAGCAGACACGGCACACACTCAGTTTGGTTGGTCGGATGATAAAGGTAAATCGTTTATCCTTGGAGATAGGGAAATATTCGCTGACCGCGTTGATTTTAACCCCGCATCGGCAAAAACGGCTGCTTTGTTTCCATCGTTTACTCCCAAGGGTACGCTAGAAGGATGGAAGAATAACGCTAATTTTTTCAATAAACGCGGCATGGAATTGTATCAACTTGTGGTGTGCGCAGGGTTCGGCAGTGTACTTATGCGTAACTCCCCGATGCACGGGGCGCTTTTGCATATGCACAGTAAGGACTCAGGGTTAGGTAAAACCACTGCAATGTATATGGCTATGACTGCGTGGGGGCACCCCAAACAACTCACGTTGAAAGAACGAGATACGATGAACCATCGTATGAACCGTGCTGAAGTCAACAAAAACATACCATTCTGTACTGATGAGATTACAAACATGACCGCAAAGGCAGCTTCAGATATGTCTTACGCAATCACTGAAGGTATGCAACGAGGGCGTATGGCAGGGGGCGCAAACATGGAGCGAGCACGTGGAGGCGAATGGAAGTTCCTTGCCATATCCACAGGCAATATGAGTCTAATAGAAAAAATATCTTTGTTTAAGAACGCGCCCAAAGCAGAAGCGCAGCGAATTTTAGAAGCTCGAGTAGATACCTTTTTTGACAGCACAGGCGACAAAGCCATGACAGATGTGTTTGCCCAAGAAGTACAACAGCACTATGGACATGCAGGTGTAGTATTCACGCAGCACTGCATGAACAACTGGGACGCGATTATACAACTAGAAAATAAAGTGCGTAAAAAAGTGGACGTAGCGTGTGGGCTTACTTCTGCAAATCGTTTCTGGTCTGAGTATATCACTAAAACGGTAACTGCAGGTTTGTTAATAAAACAACTCAGCTTAATAGATTATGACATGGACGCGTTGTTTAAGTTTGCCGTTAAACTTGTAAAGTATAACCAAAGCATGACTGACGATATGACCGCCACATCGAGTCAAATACTAGCTGACTTCTTTGCCGAGCATCACGGTAACTTACTAATTATAAAAAGCACCACAGACATGCGCGGTAAATCTCAAGACACTATTGAAAATCTAGTCATACCAGAAAATAACCCACGTACTAAACTAGTTGCACGGTATGAAACAGACACCAAGAAAGCGTTTATAATCCTTAAACCATTTAAAAAATGGTGTCTTGAGCAACAGATTGATTACTCAGCGTGTGTAACTGACCTGATAAAAGAAAAAGGCGCAAAGAAACACAAGATGCGTATTAGTAAAGGGACTAACCTTAATCTACCTGCGACTGACTGTATTGTAGTTAATTTTGAATTAGAGATAGGTTCTGAGGATGAAAGCGATACCTAAAACAGATGATTTGCACCCAGACGGTGTGCGCGTTGTAGTTGATTGGGATAAAATGTCTGTTGGAGCTTCAGTTTTTATGCCTTGTATAAACGTAATAGAAGCTAAGAAACAATTTGAAAAGATAGCAGATAGCCGAGGATGGCAAGTTAAAGTTCATGCTAGAATTGAGGACGAAAGATTTGGGGTTCGCATGTGGAGAATTTTATGATAACGTGCAATCACATCATGTTCATATTGTTCTCCCCAACTACCCCTGCCTTTGCGGGGGTTTTTCTTTAGAAGAGTTGCCAACCCTGATCCCACTCACTGCGACTTTCCTCTAGAGCACGGCGCATATTTGGACTAATGGTGATACCGTTATACATAGTTGCTGACGTTTCCATGTGCTGTCGCATAGATTTAAGAATTGTATCTATGCCGATACGGGCGGTGGGGTGGCGTTTATTGAACGCTTGTATCTTAGCCATCAAAGCACGGCGTCCGTCATAGTCACCTGTGCGAGTAGCTACATAATATTTGCGTAATAACTTAGTGCGCATGTTGTTTACAGAGCGTTCGATGCGTTTAGTCTGTTGGTTCATTTCTTGAGTTCGTGTGTATTCTGCGGGTGCAAAGCCAATTGCTTGAGCCGCAAGCTGCCCCATAGATAGATCGTCCATGATCGGATCTTTCCTACGCGTTAGGATACCCTCGTCACCATAACGGAACACAGTTTTATACACATTGCTTACGCCCCCCGGGAGCAGTGACTCAACACCTCTTTGCATCTCACCCTGCATTACATCTTTGTACGCTCGTTCAAATCTAGTTATGGTGCTCCATGCAGGTCCACCAAGATAATGAAACACAGTCTCTTCCAAAGACGCGTCATGGTTGAATCTATTTGCCTGAAGGATAAGCCCCGATAGACCAATACGGCTTGACAAGTCAACACCAAGAGCCTCAGTTAGTGGGCCTTTGTAGAAGCCTTCGCCTATTGCCTTGCGTACAACAGTTTCGATATCATCTTCTTCCTCATCGCGGAACAAATTGAGTAGCTGCATGACCTCACGTGCAAGTGGCATACCCACAACACCTGCTAGTAAAAACGATGCGCCTGTCACCCCTGCAAA